CGGTTTGCCAGCAGCGCGAGCGGCGCGTACGAAGGGCTCTTTGGCTTTGTCCAAAATGCAAGCACCTACGGCGATTTCGTTTGGCAGTCTTATAACGGATCGTATGGCGAACGGATGCGCCTCGACGCCTTCGGCAACCTCGGCCTCGGGGTCACGCCGAGTGCGTGGAGCGCATCGTTTAAGGCGCTACAGGTAAGCACCGCATCGTTGTGGAGTTCTGGCGGGTCCAACGCGCTGATCGGCGCAAACTATTATCACGACGGAACCAACCGGCGATATATCTCGACAGCGGCGGCGACCGAATACGGACAAAGTGGTGGGTCGCATATCTGGTACACCGCCCCATCCGGCACCGCCGGCAACGCGATCTCGTTTACAACCGCGATGACGCTGGATGCGTCGGGCAATCTGCTGGTTGGCATGACGACAACCGCAACGTCGAGCGCCAAAACGCTGCATCTGGCAAACGCGACGGTCCCGACGGCCAATCCGACGGGGGGTGGCGTGTTGTATGTCGAAGCCGGTGCGTTGAAGTATCGCGGCTCGTCGGGAACAATTACAACGATTGCCAACGCCTAACTTTCTGAGGATTTTTCTATGGCAACCCCTGTGGTCATCAGCAGCGCAACGATTAACTACACGGCGGGCACGACCGACTGCCAGTGTTCGATTGAGACGGTCGTCCTCTCCATCGGTGTCACCTACGTCGGGACGCAGGTCTCGCTGGTGAGCGCCGATCTGGCCCCCGACTGGACGGACGACCAGCTCTGTGCGGCGGTCGCGGCCAAGCTCGGCGTCCCGGCGGCGGATGTGTCGGTGGCGACGGCCCCGGTGGCTCCGTGAGCGAGCCGGTCGTGGCGCCGGACGTGACGGTGACCTTCACGGCTGGGGAGGCGCAGGCGCTCTTGGCGCTGTGCGACATCGCCGTGAAGGCGGCGGGCATCCGGGCGGCTGACGCCGCGCTAACGATTGCGAAGAAGGTCGAAGCGGCGGCGCAGCCCGCACCGGTGGCTGGGTGACAGACGCTCCGGTGGTGGCGCTGATCTGCTCTGGGGCGCTGCTGTTTGCGGTGCACCGGATCGCCTCGGCGTGGGAGCAGGTGGCCGAGGTGAAGGCCAGACGGGCCGAGCCGATGCCCTCCGCCCCGGGGATGATCCCGGCAGCGGTGGACATCCCGGACGATCTGATTGCGGTCGCGCTGCAGGAGAACGAAGTGTGGGCGCAGGAAGAGGTGACCCGGGTGATCCGGGAGAAGTACGACGCCTACAAGGATTGGAATAAGGTGAGAGCCGCGATGGGCCTTGGCCGGAGAGATGACGCATGACGATGCCGCCGTTGGATAACGAGGTGTTTGCGGGCGCCGTCATGGAAGACGAGCTGGCCCGGATCATGGAGGGGTTGTCGAACAACCCGCTCTCCCCGAACGAGCAGGTGGCGCCCAACCCGCCCGAGGACACCGGCGAGCCGATGTCGGAGCGGGAGGCGGCGCTGGTGCGGGCGCTGTACGGCTATGACATCCCGCTGGCCGATCCGACCCTTCGGGAGGATATGCCCGCCTGGGCGGCGTGGTGCCGGGGGCTCTGGGAGTCCCGGCGAGAAGCGGTGCAGATGCACCTCCATCTCGTCGAGCGGAACCGGCTCTTCCGGGCCGGGCAGCAGTGGATTTCGGCGCAGGGACTGGGGCCGTGGCGGGAGCCGAGTCGGCCCCGGGATGCGGCCCGGGTGGTCTACAATATGATGGACAAGGCGCTCGACCAGCGCCTCCAGATCATGATGGACCAGAAGCCGGGCTTTGTGGTGACCCCCACCACCCAAGACCCGGAAGACAAGCGGAAGGCGCAGGCGCAGCAGCTGGCGCTGGAGTACCAGTTCGAGCAGCAGAACATGCTCCGCGTGGCGCGGGAAGCGGGCTTCTGGGCGCAGACGGATGGGGTCAGCTTCTGGCACCTGCACTGGGATCCAGACAAAGGCCCGTGGGATGAGCGGCTGGGGGAGCGCCCCGGCCAGCGGAAGCCGCTGGGCGATCTTGGCTGTCAGACCCTCCGGGTGGAGCAGGTCCGCGTCTCGCCCAATGCGACGGCGACGCAGGCGCCCCATTGGGTGGTGATCCGGGAAGTGATTGCCCGGCAGGAGGCGGCGTATCGGTACGGCCTGACCGGGCTGGATGCCAGCGCGTCCAGCCTGCAGACGGGCAACACGCCCACCTACAGCGGCTCGGAAGGGATGGGCGCGTGGGTGTTGACGCAGACGACGATTGGCGAGGGGCAGCGACTGCGGGACGAGGAAGTCACGGAACGCTTCACCGTCTACCTCGCACCCCATCCGGATGTCCTCCCCGAGGGGCTCCAGATGGTGGTGGTCGGGGACCATGTCGTGTTTGGCCCAGCCCCATTGCTCTGGGGGGCGATCCCGGTGGTGCCGGTGCGCGACGGCAGTAGCGATCCGTCGTATTACCCCCGCCCGGTGATGGAGCAGTGGATCGACCATCAGATGCGCGTCAATGCGCTGCTCTCCAAGTGGGTGGAGAACATCCGGGTCAACGCCGGGGGCCGGTTCTTGACCCGCCCCAACGCCATTGCCACCGAGACGTTCATGGGCGGGGTGACCTCCATGATCGAAATCCGGGGCGCTGGCCCGATGTCCGATTCCATCCAGCCGGTCAACGGCTTCTCTGTCGGGAACGACGTGAAGGAAGCGTTGGCGCTGGAGAAGCAGGCGTTTGAGAACGCCTCGGGGTGGAACCAAGTCAGCCGAGGACAGGCCACGGGCGAGTCGGGCCGGGCGATTATTGCCACCCGCGAGCAGCTGGAGCGGGTGTTCAGCCCGGTCGTGACCGCGCTGGCCAACGCCTTCACCGACTGGTCGAAGGTGACGCTGGCGGGCATGGCGTGGGGGTATGACGTGCCCCGGGCCTTGGGCGCGGTGGGCAAGGGACGCCCCGATCTGGCCCGGGCGGTGAGTGCGTCGGACTTTGACGGGCAGTCGGATGTCCGGGTGGAGCCGGCCACGATGATGCCCATGCCGATGGCCTTCCGGATGTACCTGCTGGACAACTGGCTCCAGTCGGGCGTGATCGATCTCAAGGAGTACCGGCGCCGGCAGATGTTTGCCGTGGCGCGGGATATTGCCACCCCGGACGAGGATCAGGAGGCCCGGGCCAAGCGGGTGGCGGACGCCATCAGGATGCAGGGGCCGATCCCGGAGATCCGGTGGCAGGACAACGAAGCGATCCATCAGGACGTGCTGGAGCGGGAGATCCTGCTGCAGGACGACTTGGATCCGATGATCGTGGCGGTGGCCCAAGAACGGTGGATCGCCTTGGCCAACCAAGCCGCGCAGAAGCAGGGCGGGATGGTCCCGCCCACGCCGGGTGCTGGCCCCGGACCCCAAGGCGGACCCCCCGCCGCCAGTGTTCCCAACCTGCCGCCGGGCCAGTTGCCGCTCGCGTCGGGCAATCCACCCATCGGGGTTGCGCCCCTGATGCAGCAGACGCTTGCCGGGATGCCGGAAGCGGAGGTGGCAGCCCAGCAAGCGGATCGCTTATCCCGGCAGGCGTAGAGGATTTATGACGGCTCCTGTAGCTGCTGCTCCGCTGGACATCGCCGACGCCATTGCTGACGCCGTCGCGTCAGCCATGCCCGTCCCGCAACCCGAGGGTGAGGATGTCGCTGCGCCAGATCCGGATACTCCCGAAGCGGCTGATGACGCCGCGCCTGAAGCCGACGTGGCTGACGCTCCCGCTCCGGCACCGGACGCGGGCGAAGCCTCGGGTGATGATGCGGGAGCGGAGGCGCCCAGTGACGCACCGGTGGAGCTGCCAGACGGCTACGTTGCCGTCCCTACCGTGGCCGAAGGACTGGCCACCGAGTTTAAGCTCTTAGACGGCGAAGGCGAGGTGGAAGTCCCGGCGCTGATGGTGGAGTACAAGGCGAACGGGAAGGTCCGGCAGGACCGGCTGGATCAGGTGGTGAAGCTGGCCCAGTGGGGGGTGTACAATCAGGAGCGCGAACAGAAGCTCCAGCAAGAGACGCAGGGGAAGGTCGAGGAGGCGCTGCAGGCGCTCAAGGAGCGCGAGGCGCAGATGGAGCGCCTGCTGACGGACGAGGATTTCCTCTATGCCGTCCGGGAGGCGTATGCCGCCGAGAACACCCCGGAGAAGCGGGTCGAGCGCGTGGAGGCGGAGAAAGCCGCGATGCGCGTGGAGTACGAGTTGCAGTCGATCAGTCAGGCCGGAGAACAGTTTTATCAGGCGGAGGTGGCGCCAGCCCTGCAGTTGATTCAGCAGGCACTGCCCACCCTCTCCGCAGAGGAGCTGGAATCCAAGTTGCAAATGGCGCTCCAGGCGCACGTCGAGGTGGCCCCCAATGGGGTGGCCTACGTCCCGCCGTCACGCTACGACGCCATCCGGCAGTACATCGTCGAGGATCTCGCCTTGTGGGCGCAAGCCGCCCATACCCGGCGCCATCAGCCAGTCGCACAACGCTCCGCCGAACAGGCCAAAGCGGCGGCTGAACTGGAACGGGCGCAGGTCGAGGCGCAGAAGGCCAAGCGCATGGTGGGCCAGAAGCTCAAGCCCGTGGGGCAACCCGGGGCGACCGCTGACCGGC